AACTTGAAAATGGCATAGTTCAAACAAATTGCAGTATAGATAGGATTGATTCCTCTATTGGATATATTGTTGGGAACGTACAACTTGTTTGCAGAATAGCAAATGTTGCAAAAACCAATCTTAGCCAAGATGATTTTTATAAACTTTGTAAAGCAGTTTTGGAGAATTTAGATGCCTAAAACACCAGCATGGCAAAGAAAAGAAGGACAAAATGCCAAAGGAGGGTTGAACTCCAAGGGAAGATCATCTTATAATGCGGAAACTGGTGGCAATCTAAAAGCACCAGTAAAGTCGGGGGATAATCCTCGCAGAGCAAGTTTCTTGGCTCGCATGGGCAATATGGCTGGTGCGGAGTACAAGGATGGTGAACCAACTAGACTGCTTCTTTCGCTAAAGGCTTGGGGTGCTTCTTCCAAGGCTGACGCAAAGGCAAAAGCCAAGTCAATTTCCGCAAGGAATAAGGCAAAGGCAAAATGAGAGCAATTTCGGTTGGAGCAAATCTCACAGCGGCAACGCTAACAACCCTCTACACAGTACCAACAGGGTATTACGCTAGAGTTGTGTTGCTACGTGCTACCAATGCTACTGGTTCAAACAAACACATTACTTTTGATTGGGTAGATACTTCTGCGTCTGCCACATATTCCCTTGTCTATCAAACAACAGTAAGTTCAAAAACCACTCAAGATTGGGGTGGAACATCATATTTTGTGATGGAAGAGGGCGATATCTTAAAAGCGACATCTGAGTCGGCTTCTACTTTTGCGGTAGCCGTAACAATTGAACAAGTGGGGTTGACTAGAGCATGACCTATTTAGAACTGATTAACGATGTATTGGTTCGATTGCGTGAACCAACTGTATCTACCAACCTAGAGACTATCTATTCAACCCTGATTGGCAAGTTTGTCAATGATGCAAAGCGTCAGGTTGAAGATGCTTATGCTTGGAATGTCCTTGGCACGACAATTACCTTGTCTACCACTTCAGGCACATATTCCTATGCGCTAACTGGTGCTGGTCAGAAGTTCCAAGTTCAAGATGTGATAAATGCAACAAGCAATGTTGGTATGAAGAATATCGACTTTGCTAGTATGAATCGTTATCAGAACTTCTCAACCCCTATAAATGGTATTCCATCGAATTACGCTTTTGATGGTGTAGATAGTAATGGCGATACAAAAGTAACTCTCTATCCCCGTCCTGATGGCGTGTATAGCATCCCATTCTCTTTAACAGTCCCACAAGCCACTTTGTCTGCTGATGCTACTGTGGTCAAAGTACCTGATTTTTTAGTGGCTCAAAACGCCTATGCTCGTGCTTTGGTTGAGCGTGGTGAAGATGGTGGATTGTCTTCCTCTGAGGCGTATGCGCTATACAAGTCAATGTTGTCTGACTACATAGCCTTGGAAGGCACTCGTTATCCTGAGAATCAAGGATTTGTAGCGATATGAGCCAAGCAATCCAAACCTCTAGCATCTCAGCCCCAGGCTTCTACGGGTTAAACACCCAAGATTCGCCTTTGGACTTGAATCAAGGGTTTGCTCTTGTTGCCACCAATTGTGTGATTGACCAATACGGACGCATTGGCTCACGCAAAGGATGGTCAAGGGTTAACTCCTCATCTGGTGCTTTGGGTGCAAATGATGTTGGCGTAATACATGAGTTGGTTCAGGCTGATGGCACTTTGACTGTGCTGTTTTCTGGAAATAACAAGTTGTTTAAGTTGGATGGGTCGAACGCTGTTTCAGAATTGACCTATGGGGGAGGGGGTACAGCCCCTACCATCACAGCAAACAATTGGCATTGCACATCCTTAAATGCAATAACCTACTTCTTCCAAGCAGGGCATGATCCTTTAATCTTTGACCCTACTGTAAGTGCAACCACGTATAGACGTATTTCTGAGAAGTCAGGATATGTTGCTACTGTTCCGAATGGAAACATCGCTATATCGGCTTATGGTCGCTTGTGGGTGGCAGGTGTGCCAACACAAAACAATACTATTTACTTCTCTGATTTGTTGGCTGGTCATGTTTGGTCTACTGGAACTGCTGGTTCTTTGAATGTAGACAGGGTATGGCCTAACGGGGCAGATGAGATCACAGGATTAGCGGCTCACAACGGCTTTCTAATCATCTTTGGCAAGCGTCAAATCTTGGTATATGCCAATGCGACTACGCCATCCACCATGACTTTGAGCGACACAGTTGGTGGTATTGGTTGTATAGCAAGGGATACGATTGCATCTACTGGTAAGGACATTCTCTTCTTGTCTAACTCTGGCATACGCTCGTTTGCTAGAACGATTATTGAGAAGTCAGCCCCATTGGGAGACTTGTCTAAGAATGTACGCAATGACTTGTTGTCTACCATTGCTGGTGAGACTCTAGCCAATCTAAAGGCTGTTTACTCAGAAAAAGATGCTTTCTACCTGATAACCTTCCCATTGGTTAAGCAAGTGTTCTGCTTTGATACAAGATTGCAGTTGCAAGATGGATCATTTAGGGTAACTACTTGGGACTCTATTGAGCCAACTGCTTTGCTCTCCCGTAGAAATGGTGACTTGCTGATTGGCAAGAATGGATATATTGGAAAGTATGGGACGTATTTAGACTACACAAGTAGTTATCGTTTCTTGTACTACACGAACCATGCTGATTTAGGTGATCAGTCGGTTACCTCTATTCTGAAAAAACTAACTATTGTTGCTATTGGTGGATCAAACCAGTTTGTAACGATGAAGTGGGGATTTGACTTCTCCACTAACTACTTAGCCGCAACAACATATATTCCGACACAAGGAACGTCAGAGTATGGGGTTGCAGAGTACAACAATCCAAATAATCAGGTTGTGACGATAACCAATGCAAGCCCTGCGGTTATCACATCTGTTGATGGCTCTGAGTTTGTGTTGAACAACCCAATAACTTTGACAACTACTGGAACTTTGCCATCAGGTTTAAGTACAGGAACAACCTATTACTGCGTTAATGTCTCTACAACTACTTGTAATCTGTCTTTGACATCTGGTGGTTCAGCGATCAACACGACAACAGCGGGAAGTGGTACGCATACGGCAGTACACGCTCAACCTGCTGTTACTAACGAGTATTCAGATGGTGTTTCGTTGCAAAACCTGAAAGTCAATGCAAGTGGTTCTGGCAAGGTTGTCCAAACTGGCTATGAGACTAATATTTCAGGCAATGAACTATCTATTCAGAAGATTGAAATTCAATCTAAACGTGGCAGAGTAAGTTAAGGAGAAGAAATGACAAATTATGTGAAATCAACAAACTTTGCTACCAAAGACAATCTTGCGTCTGGTGATCCATTAAAGATTGTTAAGGGTACGGAGATAAACACCGAGTTTGACAACATTGCTGTTGCTGTTGCTACTAAGGCAGATGTTGCATCGCCTACCTTTACTGGTACTGTAACCATACCAACTGTTGCTATTAGCGCAGGAACGATTACTGGTATTACTGATTTGGCTGTTGCTGATGGTGGTACTGGTGCATCGACTGCAACTGATGCTAGAACTAATCTGAGTGCCGCTAAGTCTGGTGCTAACTCTGACATTACCTCAATTACTGGTTTGACTACTGCGTTGACTGTTGCACAGGGGGGAACTGGTGCGGCAACTCTTACTGCAAACAATGTAGTTTTGGGCAATGGAACAAGTGCTGTGCAGTTTGTTGCGCCTAGCACCGCTGGCAATGTTTTGGTTTCCAATGGCACAACATGGACATCTGGTGGCGCAGGAGTTACCTCTGTTGCCGCTGGTAATGGTATTGCTGTATCTGCTTCAACGGGCGCTGTAACTATTAGTTCTGCCGCCCTTAGTTTTAATAGCATAGGTAGTTATGTATTAGGATACATAAACCTTTCATCTGCTTCACAGAATTACTCTGCTGGAGACACTATGACTGCTGGCACTGGTAATAAACAAGTTCTTAATATTGGATACAGTAATACTGGATGTGGAAATATTGCTGGAACATCTAATACGTTGACTGGAACATGGCGTGTTTTACATTCTGGATCAAATGTAGGCCCTGGAATAATACCCTGCCTTATGATTCGTGTTTCTTAAAAGGAGAATAAATGTTTACTCTTGAATATGCAAAATCTCCTGTATATGGAAACGCCGAAGGAACTGGTATTCAACTAATTGTTAAATGGAAAGAGTTTAATGAAGAACATCCATTTATGGCCGCAACTTATGATCCTTACCAACATGGAATAGATTTGTATAACAGAGCAAAGGCTGGTGAGTTTGGCGAAGTTGCTCCTTATGTTGCGCCCCAAGTGACAACGCAACCACAAACGACAGGCTCACAAACGCTATGACTATTGCGGTGATCCATGCTCATCAAGTCACGTATGACGGGACAACCATGAATGTGTTTCACGCAAACAAGGGTGAAGGGTTACCACAACATGAACACGTTTATGCACATCTAACTGTTTGTCATTCAGGAAGTTGTGTGATTCGTAAAGAAGGAATTGAGAAAGTCATTGACAAGTACACGCAACCGATAAACCTCAAGGCTAACGAGTGGCATGAGATTGAGGCATTGGAAGATGAGACTGTGTTTGTGAATGTGTTTGCGGAAGGCAAGTATTGATGATTGTTCACCATTTTTCTGATGGACTGTATGCCAAGGAAACGGCATTTACTGCTGGTCAAGCCATCTTGAAGCACACTCACAATTACAGTCATTTGTCTATTTTGGCAAAAGGTAAGGTTGCTGTGTTGAGTGGCGATGAGATTGACATTATTGATGCGCCAGCGTGTATTGAGATTAAGTCAGGTCTAACTCATGGAGTTAAGGCTATTACAGATTGTGTTTGGTTTTGTATCCATGCAACAGACGAGAAAGATGCGTCTAAAGTGGATGAAGTTTTGATAAATGGAGAATAAATATGCCAACGTCATTTTTTAGTAATCCTGCCGTTATATCTGCGGGAATTAACCTTGCAGGTGGTTTATTAGGAGGTGAATCTGCGGCTGATGCGGCAAGAGCGTCTGCTGATGCACAAGTAAAGGCGGCTCAAATAGCGGCAGAGGAGGCTCGTTTCCGACCTGTTGGAGTAACGACTCGATTCGGCTCATCTCAATTTGACTTTGGGCCAGAGGGAAGACTCTCAGGTGCAGGTTATACGTTATCTCCTGAGTTAAAAGCCTATCAAGATCGTTTGATGGCCTTAACAGGTACTGGCTTAACACAGGCAGAACAGGCAGGACAGCAATACGCTCCCTTAACTGGTGCGGCTACTGGTCTGTTTAACCTTGGTCAGAAATATTTGGCTCAAACTCCAGAAGAAGTTGCTCAACAGTACATGACAAGACAGCAAGACTTGCTTGCTCCTAGTCGTGAGAGACAGATGTCTCAGTTGCAAAACCAACTGTTCCAACAAGGTCGTGGTGGTTTGTCAGTAGGTGCTACTGGTGCTAGACCTAGTGGAGCGCAAGGATTAGGTGCTACAACACCTGAGATGGAAGCCTACTACAACGCATTGGCACAACAAGATGCGGCTTTGGCGGCTCAAGCACAACAGGCTGGACAACAACAAGTTGCCTTTGGCGCAGGATTGTTTGGTCAAGGTGCTAACTTGCTTGGTCAGTATCAACAAGGTCAAGTTGGTGCATTGTCTCCATTCCAAGCATATTTGGGTGCTACTCAAGGCATTGAGTCT